CTAATTGGTACCAAATTATAGTTGAAGCAACTGAAGCAAACTCGGGTTCTTCAGAAAGGTCCGGAACACTCTTAGTAACCTGTGGTGACCAACGTAGAGAAGTGACTATATGGCAGAAAGCTGCGGAACAGGATATCACCCTTACAATCAATTGGCCTCTGAACACTTTTTCAGGAGCTTTCTTCAAAGAGGGGCAAACACCTCAAACTGGTAGTACTGGTACAGATTATTTTATTTTCTCTGTATTAGATGATACCTCAGTCCATAAGTATAAAAAATCTGAGGGTGTAAGAGTAAATTTACAAAATGGTAATACTGAAATGGCTTACCCAGGTGATCGTATATCAGCTTATAGATTTACTAATCAAACTTGGCAATTAAGGTCTATTTTCCTATTGCCTTCATCAGACCAAATAATCACTTTATCAGACCAAATAATCACTTTATAAATTTCAAGGATATGGAAAAGAAAAATGTAGTATCATTCCGTAGGGGGGAGGGAGGTCACCACCCTTGATTTAAGTTTTGCAGGGGCAGGAGAAACTACCGTAGTAATGGTTGAATCTATTACCTATAAGTACATCAATGGTAACTTAGCTCAAGAATATGCTGCTAATTGGAAAGTGGAATCTCAGAATTTACCCTCAGGTAGTACTATTAAGACTTCTGAGGTTCCTTCCCAATTAACCATTACAGTACCAGCTAATAATACCTCTTCCACTCGAAGTGGTAAGATAGTACTTCTCCAACCTGCATCCGGTAAGAGGATTACCCTTAATTACTCTCAGGTTCCTCAGAGATATATAATCTCAACTAAATATTTCTGTGTAGGTAATCCGGATAATGGAAACTATATCTATGATGCCAACACAGAAACTTATGAAGCCCATGTAGATTCAACTATATCCAGAATGATTTTCGAGGTTTTCAAATCAGATATCTATTCTGATGGTACTATCGAAACTGAAGGAATGGGAACTACTGATACCTTTGAGATATCTCAACAAAGTCCCTTTAATGGTGGTTTCTCCATAGCTTCAGACCAAACTCAAGGTACTGATTCTATGATAATCTCTACTAAGGGAGGAAGTTCCGGAACTTATTTTGGATGTTTTTATATACGATTTAGTTATGGGGACATTATAGCTAGTAACAGAATTGACATGTATCAATATTAAAAGAAAGATATGGAAAATTTAAATCCCCCCCCTAAATCTGGTATTTAGTACCAGAGCCGCATCTCAGGAAATAACAGTACCTTCAGATGCAACCAAAAAGACCTTTACCATTCACTCATATAGAGATACTGTAGTGAATGGTAAAGTATCTAAGTCAGATATACTACAAGTATCACATATGACCCACCAATCTCATCAAGTAATGCTTGGGTTTTTACTAAGAAGACATCAAATGATGCAGTATCTTACAATTTAGAAGTAGACATTTCTGCAAACTCAGGTTCTTCAAGTAGAGCAGCCACTATCACTCTTACCCAAGCCACTACTGGTAAAGTTATCACTATCACAATCACTCAGAAGGCAGTAGATATCCCAATGTATGTAGAAATATGGGGTAGGTATGATAAGAACTCTCTAACTACATATAAAGACTTACCCTATATCTTAAACTATAATGGTCAATATGTAACTTCAGGTACCTTACCTGCATCTCAAGATGAATATTTACTTATACCTGTAACTAAGGTCCCTTGGTCTGATAATGGTTCATATACAGAACCCACTGCTATATTCGAGCTCTACTTAAAAGGTAGTCAATTGGTACCTTATTCTGATTTCTATTTTAATATGAGTCTCTATGATGCTCAAGGTTCATTTTATGGTTGTGATAGAGAATATTCTCAAGCCATTAATTATAAGATAGATACAGTAGACCCATCCGATTGGACTCCCTCTGGTTCCTATAGTCATGGTTCTATTACCGTTAAAAAAGGAAACCTTTCTCCTTCAGATTTCTCCGGAGGTATACTTATAGAACTTATACTGGGCAATAAGATAAACGGATATGTTAAAAGGGTTATGCTTAGAATCAAGATTAATTAGTCAAAGCCATTAGCATTGCAATTACCCAACATACAAGGGAGATGGTATATGCAAGGGAATATCTATGCCAAGGGTACCAGCCGGTAATATAAGAATCTACTTTTAATATTTGCGGATGTTCTTCTTCGAATTTCTTATCTTCTTCTCTAGAGGCATATTTATGCAATATAATTAAGGGAAGGAATACAAAGAATAATACAATAAGAACTGGGAGGCAGAGTAGGAGTATTACCTCCCACCCTTGCATTGATGACCCAGCATAATTACCATCTCTATCAAAAAAGTATCTCATACCAGTTTATGTTTTATGAATTTCAATAATAGGTAAATCGGAAATAAAGGTAGCAAAAACCAGACCGATAAGAATAATACCAGTGAATGCACCTTATGTGATTGAGGCAAGTATTCTAATGTTGCTTTTACAAAGAATACTGTGAACGGTAAGCATACCAGGTAAATTGTCAATATTACTGTAGTCATTGTTCCTCTTTGTTGAAGTATTTGTTAACAATCTTGGTAAACTTCTTATCGAATTCGATAAGTACTTCTACTTGTTCTTCCTTACTCATATTTCTGAGACCCTTATCCAGTATCTCGGAATTTCTCTTAATTGAGAAATATGCCTTGAATGCCTGAAAGTATTTCTCGTTTTCCTCGGTAAGAGGTAATACCTTTCCATCTTTCCCATCCAACCTTGCATAGATATCATCAGGACCCAAACTTCTAGCAACTTTTACTCGATTGCTTAAGATTGCAAACCCACCTTTCTTATCAATGGATTCTACTTTCACCTTCTCTACGATTTGTCTTTCTCCAAGTTGGAAGAGTAGTTCATCACCTTCACGGAGCTTTTTGATTTCTTTCTTTTCTTTTTTCATATCTAATTAGTTAATTAATTCTTTATGCAAATATACGAAATTTATTTTATATTATTGCATTATTAATCATATTTTTTATCTCATCCGAGGTAACTGTTTTGCGGTCCTGGAAGAGTTTCCATTCCATGGGAGAAAGGTATATACCATTTGGAGTATATAAATGTCTTAGATGCTCTGGAATAGTGCCCTGGTGAGACATGTTATTGTTATCAATAAACCAAACTTTGTTGGGGTAAGCATCGGTTATTACGGCCATATAATAACGAGTAGCTTCCAATTTTACTCTTGAGAAAGTACCCGTTTCAATTAGTAGATTTTGAAAGGGTTTTACTATCCAATGTTCCCAATTAGGAGTAACTACCGGGATTCTTGAGCTGTTGGTAGTACCACTATTGAAGTACTCTTTCCATAATTTCTCATCATATTCTTTCCTCTTTATCCAAAAACCACAACTAAAGCAAACGTGTTTCTTTGCCATCAACTGGGGTATCTCAAATGAGGATTCAAAATCATCCAGGTTGATTGGTTCTTTACATAGTTTGCACCGATTTTCATTCTTAATCTTCTCCATATTGCATTATATTTTAGAATTATATAGGATAATAGAACCAACTAACATCCCGAAAATGGGTTATAAGCAATACTTTCGTTACTAAAATTGAACCATTAAAACTGATAAGTTATGGATAAATTAACAAATGAGATGATTAGAGACCTTGCTAATCGCTTGGGTCTAGAACCAGCTCTACTCAAAGCTGTTCAAGTAGTAGAAGCAGCTGGTAGAGATGGATTTTTGGCTGACGGTAGACCTCAAATCCTCTTCGAAGGTCACATCATGTACAAGGAATTTCATAAAAAGTTCCCTGACAGAGATTTAGGTTATCTTTGCAAGAAGTATCCTACAGTATTTTTCCCTAAATGGGATAAATCGAAGTATCTCGGAGGTGTTCATGAGTACAAAAGACTCGAATTAGCCAAAGAAATTGACGAAGAATGTGCTTTAAAGTCTGCAAGTTGGGGAATGTTCCAGATCATGGGCTTCAATCACAATCTTTGTAGCTGTAAAGATGTCTATGAATTCGTTCATAAGATGTCAGAATCTCACGAAAAACAACTAGAATTGATGTACTACTTCATGAATACCTCTGGTTGTTTGAAGAATCTCAAGGAAAAGGACTGGGCAGGCTTTGCAAGAAAGTACAATGGTCCTGGATATGCACAAAATGCTTACGACCAAAAGCTAAGAAATTCTTACGAAAACTTCAAAGATAAGATATGAAAAGATGTCATTTTAACAGCTGGGTAGCAAAAGTATTCCTTTTCCCCAGTTACAAGGCAATTACCTTCCTCTATAACTCCTTCTTCAAGGATAAAGAAGAGGATTTATTGCAAGAGGATATTGATCACGAACGTACTCACCAAGTACAACAGATTGAGTGTACAATTGTGGGTCTGATTCTAGGAATCATTCTCTGCTCATTGGGTCTATCCTTCTGGTGGATTCCTATCCTTGGTTTGGGATTCTTTTACATTTGGTATGGAATCGAATATCTTATTATCATGTGCTTTGCCGGTTGGAACAAACAGAATGAGAGGTATCATGATGTAAGTTTCGAAGAGGAAGCTCACAATAATGATAAAGACCCATACTACTTGGAGAATCGTAAACCATTTGCATGGCTTAAGTACGTAAAATTGAGAAGTTATAAGAAATGAAGAATCTAAAGGTATTGGGAGTGTGCGCTGGACAGGGTGCACTCCTGTTCCCTTTTAAGAAAAATTTGTTAGGGAATATAGAGATTAGAGGAGTATTCCATACACCGGGCGAAGAACAATGGAAACTCAACTTTGGGGATATACCATTCTACAAGGGTTTCTGTTTACAAGAATTTGATGAGAAAGTAGATATCATAATTTCATCCCCAGATTGCGGGATAGCTTCAGTTATGAGGTTATCAAAAGTAAAGGAGTTGGGCAATCCCCAGGATAATCGTAGTCTTAATCTAGTAATTGCTGCAATATTAGAGTATAAACCTAAGGTATTTCTTATAGAAAATCTACCAAGACTACTATCCTTGCTACCCAAGGATTTCTTTGAGGAAACACTGAAAGACTATAAATTAGTTTTTCATGAAAGGTCAGTTTCTGACTATGGGAACTCTCAAGTGTCAAGGAAGAGATTACTCATCATTGGAGTTCATAAGAAGACCGGTAAGAAATACTTAAATGCTTTTGATGAAGTATTTAAAGTTAATGAACTAAAGACAACTAGAGAGTTGCTTAAGCCGCTAACGTTTAGCTCTGAAATTGATACTAACCAAATTCCATTTATGGCAAAAACCCTGGCAATGTATGACTATCGAAAGCTACCAGAGAAAAAGAATCTTACAGTAGCAAAGATACATAGACTCTGGGTTAGAGACTTCAACAAGGAAAAGAAGTGGCCTATCAAGACAACTAAGATGAGTACTCTCCCGGGAGTATATCGATTGGAAGATGATAAACCTCCATTAACCTTGAGACCTGCAGATAGGCAATTTAGACCAGATGGGTACCCATTGGGAGTTGAGGATTTCAAGGCAATCATGGGATTCCCAGAGAAATTTAAAATTTACCTCTACAAAACTACCAGAGGTGATACCTATGAAGGGGATTTTAAAAATCACCATTATTGGTTAAACAAGGCAAGGTACACAATTGCCAAGGGTTCGGTTTATGAGGTGGGGATTTGGTTTAAGAAATGCCTTAAACGGAATCACTAGTTTTAGCTTTATATAGAAAGTATTCTATATAAGTCCAAACACTGCCTTGAAATATATAGATATATAATATACTACGTATATATATCTATATATTTATCTGCGTATATATAGCTATCATATCATCTATATCAGTAGTAGTATATTGGGATATTATCTCACTACGTTCGATAAAGGTAATCGCTAAGCGATTACCGATTAGATAGTATGTTATTAATCGCGAACTTCCTAAAATTTTGAACCATGAAGAAATTAAAATGGGCCTTGTTCATTGTACTTCTAGGATTTACTATTTACCTTTGCTTCAGGAATTACAAACTGACTCGAGAAGTTTATTCTCTGAATCAAGCGGTCAATGAAATCCCAGATACAGTCTACTCAGACAAACCCTTCAAACCAGAGAAGAAGTACTCTGAAGAAACTCAACCAGGTAAAATCTTAGTTTACGATAACAAGAAGCAGTCAACTCTCTTTCCTGATTCCATAAGACAGCCAGTTATCAGTAAACAAGATTCCCTGGTTCAAGTTGTCTTAAAGAAGAATCAGTTGAACTTAAGTTTCCTGAATCAACAATTAGGAACTTATTCAACTAGACTATTCAATATCGATTTGGATAAGTACAACTACAACTGGTATGAGGGTCAATTAACTCGAAAGAAAGTTGCAAGGCTATCACTTAGTCCATACGTCTATGGCAAATACAGACCTTTCAATAATCTCTTCGATATGGGAGCTGGTCTTTCAATCAAGACTAAGAGATTTAATTACAAACTCGGGGTCAATACATTTTACTATCCGAAGATAAAATCTGGGATAGGTACTGACATCGAATTTCAAATAACGTATAACTTTTAGATATGGCAAAGACTATCTCAGAAATTCGAAATACTTTAACTCGAGAAGAGCTTGCAAACCTCTCAAGGGTTTCAGTAGATGTTTTCTATTTTAGCCTTTTCTGTAATGTGATACACCCAGTATTGGGAAAGGTAAGATTTGACCTATACCCATTCCAGAAATCAGTTCTGTATAATTTCATTGCCGAAAGATTTAACATCATCCTGAAATTTCGTCAGGCTGGTATTACAGAGCTTATTTCAATGTACTGCCTATGGTTGGCTATGTATCATCCTAACAAGAAGATTAACATCATCTCTATTAAGGACACCACAGCAAAGAAGGTACTGAAGAAAATAAAATTCATGTACAAGAACTTGCCATGGTACTTACAAACACCAATCATAAATGGTAGAACTGGAGAATATGGTTCTGCTTCAATGATAGAATTCGATAATGGTTCTTTCATTGAATCGATTCCGACCTCATCAGAAGCCGGTCGTTCTGAATCACTTTCACTCCTGGTAATTGACGAAGCAGCAGTAGTTCGGTGGGCAGCTCAGATTTGGGCAGCCGCATTCCCAACTCTATCCACCGGTGGTGCTGCTATCGTCAATTCAACTCCTTACGGTGTAGGTAACTTCTATCACTCAACTTGGGTAGATGCTATCGCTGGAGGAAACCCATTTAACCCAATCCGATTATACTGGCAAATGCACCCAGAACGAGATATCAATTGGTATAACCAGATGTCTTCTGCCCTGGGAGCTAAACGAACTGCCCAAGAGATTGATGGTGACTTCTTATCATCAGGTAACACAGTCTTCGACTTAGCTGACATAAAAGCTATCGAGGACTGCCTTAGTGATTACCCAGTGATAAAGAGAAGATTCAATGGTCAGTATAGGCAGTTCTGTGAACCAGAGGATGACAAGGAATATTTCATTGGTGCAGACGTTTCAACAGGTAGAGCTACTGACTACTCTTCATTTACCTGCATGGATAAGCAAGGAGAAGAACAATGTATATACAAGGGAAGAATGGCAGTGGGTACTTATGCTAAGTTACTTGGTGATACTGGGATGTTATTTAATCAAGCATTGATAGCTCCAGAATCCAATGACGTTGGTTTAGCAGTAACTTCTAAACTCCAGGATGAAGGTTATCCGAATTTGTATTACTACCAAAAGATGCTCAAGAAAAAGGGCAAAAGCCGACCAGAGATGGATAAGTCTCCAGGTTGGTTAACCACCACCAAGAATCGTTCAGTGATAATAGAGAACCTAGAAGAGGATATCCGAAATGATAATGTAATTATCAAAGACCCATTCTTCGTTCAAGAAGCTTATACCTTCATATATGATGGTATTGGTAGACCTGTTGCAATGGGTAAACACAGAGCAAATAACTCTGCAGTGGATGTAGACTTAGAAGGTGATGTATATTCCGATGATGACATCTTTGGGAAAGCAATCACTAATCACATAAGGAAAGGAAAAACTAACGTAATCGTACAACCAAGATGAAAAAGTACTTCAATTTTAATTGGGGTTGGGGCCGTAAAAAGGACCCTCCCAAGAATGATTCTTCCCAGAATAAGGAAGCAAAGCCATCTACTACTATCTCACCTGGTAGAGTCTCAGTTGACGATGATAGCGATAACTTAATAACATCATTACAAGGGTTAACTAAAATAGTTGAACCCTCTTTTCGTGTTGATGTAATACCTTTAATCAGAGATTTATACAAGGTAAATCCTGATATGGGAATTGCATTGCAGGATATGTTTAAGTTAGCTAACACCGGTCATACTGTAACTTTCCCTAATAATACCGATGCCGAAGCCTCTAAGATGAGAGAACATCTTAAAGAAGCTACTAAAGGTTGGACTCGGTATACGGCAGGTATAGATGGTCTGGTTAACAAAATGATTGTTCAACTTCTTGTAAGTGGGGCAATATCAGTAGAGGGAGTTCCAAATGATAAGCTTGATGGTTTGGCAACAGTATTATTCCTTAAGCCAGAATATATCAAGTTTAAACGTGAACTAAATGGAGTGTATTCTCCTTACCAGAAGAACAATAATTTCTGGATGAAGCAACAAGATTACATTAAGCTGAACCCAGAAACTTACTTCTATGTTGGTATGTTCAATGATACCGATGAACCTTATGGAGTTCCACCTTTCATGCCTGCATTGGATTCTTTAAAAGGTCAAAATGATATGAAGATTAACTTCAAACATATCATGGAGCTTTGTGGTATGGTTGGTTTTGTTGAAGCTAAGATGCAAAAATCTAACCAAAGACCCAATGAAAGTATTCAAGCCTATGAAGCTAGATTGAACCGAGAACTTAATTTACTTAAACGTAATATTCGGGATAGTATGAAAGATGGAGTAGTAGCTGGTTACATTGATGACCATGAATTCAAGCTCAACTCTACCACCAAAGAAATGGGTAATATAGAGAAGCCTTGGAATATGAATCAACAATCAGTTGCTAATGGCCTTGGAGTTAACGGTTCTATCATTGGGGTATCTGCCACTACTGGTGAAGGTGCAACGGGCATAATGCTGTCTAAGATGATTAGCCAGTTAAAAAATATACAAATGCTTGTTGCTTATGTATTGGAAAGACTTTATTCTCTAGAACTCCGTCTGGCAGGCTTTAATAATAAGGGGATGAAGATTGATTGGGGAACTTCTACAGTTTCTGATGAAGTCAAAATCCAACAAGGTCGTCAGTATAAGATACAGAACCTTGATTTGTTGTACAAAGCTGGTATCATTAGCCAGGAGCAATATGCTTGGGAAATGGGATACGATTCTCCTGATGAGGATGAACCAAGAGTTTCACTTGAGGACCAATTCTCTAAGGGTGGAGGTGACCCACAAGAAGGTACCAAGAAGAAACAAAGGCAGAATGATAAAAACCAATCTGCTCGTAGGTCAAGAGATAAGAATAACCCGGCTCCTTCTCGAGGGGACCAAAATACTAAACCAAGATGAGTAAATTTACAAAGAAAAACAAAGAGCATCTTGATTCAATGACGATAGGTCAGGGCCATACAATCATGGCTGGGTATATCCCAGAAGCAGTTGGGGCTCAGACTTTCTCAGAGAATTATTACAAATGGAAGAATCCTACACCGGACACCATTGCTCAATTTGGATTTTGGGGAGGGGATATAGATTATAATACCTATTATCCTAACCTGGATAAATCGGAACTTACTCCCAAGGACGAAGAATTTATCGAACCGATGTTCAGATTACTCTCAGAAACGATTGTATCTAAGAACTGGAATCCGACAGACTTCGGTCAGAATGGAGTACTCAAGGCTTCTATGAAAATGTTACTTGGGCAAACAGTAAATTGCGACCATGAAACTAACATTGGTAATGCAATCGGTGCTGTATCTCAAGTGATGTGGCAAGAGGCTTATAAGGATGGTAGCTTCACTATCCCTGGAGGTATCAACGGTATTCTGAAGATTGATGGTAAGGCAAACCCAAGAATTGCTAGAGGCATCCTTATGGAACCTCCTTCAATTCATAGTAATTCGGTTACCGTACAATTTAAGTGGGATAAATCTCACCCAAGTATGGAAGAGAGTGAATTCTATCAAAAACTCGGTACCTATGATTCAAAGGGTGAAATGGTACGAAGAATTGTTACCGAAGTGGTTCGGTATATGGAAACTTCTCTGGTATCACACGGTGCTGATTCATTTGCCCAGAAGATTGGTTCTGATGGTAAAATTATCAATCCTACATTTGCCAAAAGGACTTGGTCATCCTACGAAGAATACCGGGATGATAAATCCAAGCAATACTTCTTCACTGATTACAAATCAGACTTTTCATCCTTCCAGGAAAAGGACGATACTCAAGGTTCTTTTAATGATAACCAAGAAGGTGATGAGAAATCAAAAACCAATAATAAAGAAAATATGAACAAAGAATTACAAGAATTTCTCGAATCTCTGTTTGGTAAGGATATGCTTACCTTGGGAGAAGGTCAAGAGATGTCCCAGGAAGCTGCGGTATCCTTGATTCAGAATTTGGTATCATCCAGAAACGAATTGCAAACTTCTGTTGATAACCTTACTACAGAGAAAAATTCTCTTACGGAACAGGTTACTAATCTGAATGCTCAGGTTGCAAACTTGACAGAAATGGCAACAGTAGGTAAAAATCACATTGCTTCTCTCCGTGAGAATGCCGTAGGAACCTACAAGAAGTTGATGGGTGAAAATGCAGATGAGACAATCGTTACGATGCTCAATGCAGAAACTACTGGCATCACTACTCTTATTTCCTTGACTAAGGATTACCAAGCTCGCTTGGAAGAGAAGTTCCCTCTCACTTGTGCAAAATGCGGTTCTAAGGACGTTAACCGTGCTTCTTCTGTAAGTGAAGATGACACTCAGGGTAAGACTGGAACCGAAGACACTACCCAGAACCAAGAACCTTCTTCAACCGGCAGCGTACTCGACAGTCTGTACAAGAAGAAAATCAAGTAAGTTATCATATAAATATTTAGAGTTATGACTAAAATCGTAAACGATCCTCAGCAAATGACTCTCTTTGGAGAAAGAACTCCGAGAGCGGTGATTTACAAGAGTGAATCACACAAATTGCATCAAGCCTTCAATGTAAAGGCTGACACAAAGATTGTACAGGGCATGGCAGTTGCTTTGGGTACTGACGGTTTGATTGAACCGTTTATCCCGGGTGGTGCTGGTAGCCAGGTATATCTGGGTATAGCAGTAACTGACAATGTCAATCCTGCTTACCAACCTCAACGTAACTTCCCAGTAGAAGTAACCGTAGCAGTTCAAGGTTATATGATTTTGAATTGGGTTGCAAAAGAAGCTCTAGATTGTGGTTATATTAACCCAACTGCAGACCTCTTGCATGACCGTTTCACAATCGCTGAAGCCGCTACAGATGAATCACAGTTCATTGCCATCACTCCCGCAGATGAGGCAAATGATGTAATTCAAGTACTCATCCGTTAAACCAAAAAGAAATTATGGGACAAATTGATATTACAAAAATGAAGGCTCAGGATTTTATGAATGAGCTGCCGGAAATGGTAAGAAGCTTGGAAGCTGTACGTTCCGGTTCACAGGAAAAGAAGCCTGTAGAAATTACCTTGGGAGAGTTGGTTACCGGTAAATGGGGTATTTCCGAAGATGAATTGTTTGAAAAGATGGGAATCAATCCGAAAGTTGATACCATGCAGAATATCTTCACTATGCCTCAGCAGAATGTCCGTTGGATTGTTCCGGAAATCATTCGCTCGGCTATCACTCTGGGTATGCGCCAGGCACCGTTCTATCCGAACATCATTGCATCAGACCAACCTATCAATGGTTTGCAAGCAATCATGCCGATGGTTAACATGTCGGATGCTGCACCTGCAAAGGTTAACGAGGCAGAAACTATCCCATTGGGTGATGTTAGCTTCGGACAGAAATCAGTTAGCCTCTTCAAAATCGGAAAAGGTTTCAAACTTACTGACGAAGTTCGCAACTACGTTTCACTCGATGTCTTGGGAATCTATCTTCGTGACTTTGGTGTTCAGTTGGGTTATGCTCTGGATACTCTGGCTATGGACGTGGCTATCAATGGTAACAACCCTGATGGCTCTGAGTCTGCCCCGGTAATCGGTGTATACGAAACAACCAACGGTATCACTTACAAAGACCTTTTGCATATCTGGGTACGTGCTGCTCGTATGGGACGCAACTTCCAGACAATGATTGGTGGTGAAGACCAAGCAATCGAAATGTTGAACTTGCCGGAATTCAAAGACCGCCACTCTGGTACAACTGAAGCTACACTGAATGTGAAGTCTCCGGTTCCCAAGAATGCCGACTTCTACATCCATCCGGGTACTCCAGACCAACAGTTGCTGTTGATTGATACATCTGCCGCTTTGATTAAGCTGACTGCTCGTCAGTTGATGCTGGAATCAGAGAGAATCGTTTCTAACCAAACTCAGGCTATCTACGCTAGCTTGACTACTGGTTTCTCTAAGATGTACCAGGATGCAACTCTGTTGCTGGCTGCCGACAAGAGATTCAGCGAAAATGGATTCCCCGAATTCATGAACGTTGACCCTTACTTGATGGTAAACCTTGAATAAGGTAGTCCGGTTTTATCTATATAAATTCCCAAGGGAGGGTAGGAACTAAAAAGCCTATCCTCTCTTTATCACTTTTTAAATCTTAGAAAATATGGCTAAAGAAAAATATACCGTAACTGTGGGACCAAGAGCTTACAGTTTTCATGACCAATCAACGGGGATTACCGTATGTAAAGGAGAAGACAAAGAACTCAGCCGCCGTCAATGGAGATCACCGAAAATCCAAAAGGCTATCGCTGCAGGTCATTTGATTATCGTTGCCGACAAAACCGATATCGAAAAGTATTCGGAAGCCGACATCGAAAAGATGGACAAGAGATTGACTGCTCAGTTCAAGAAAGGTATGACTTTGGAAAAAATTGCCAAGGCTTACTCACTTGAGGAACTGAAGTTGGTTGCAAAACTCCACGAAATCGAAGCAGAACCGAACGATACAGTAGAGACTCTGTTGCAGGCTTTGCTGGAAGATTTTGAATCCTCTTCTAAAGGGTAGTCTATGAAAATTACATAAGACAGACTAATATGAAAGACAATCTAGACTTTTTGTACGTTACGTCAGGTCTGGAAGTTTCATTCAGAGTCATATCCAAAGTCCCGGCCAAATCTATTTTTGACTGGGACTTTGGCGATGATAAGGGAGAGGTTTTCAATGGTGGAAGACATGTTTCCTATTCTTATGAAACTCCCGGTTTTTATACAGTTACCCTACACGTAACTAACTCTGCCGGTTTAGACCTTACCGTAGATAAGACTCTGGTAGTTTGTGATTATGGGCATACGGCATTAGCCGATACAATATATAACTTAATCGATTACTACATACCTTCAGAAATATCCGATGGTATGACCAGGGAAGAGAAATCTATATACATCACTAAATGGCAATATTATATTGGACCGCTAGTAAACCATGCAATAGCACCAGATAAATATACTGATGAATTATGGTATGAAGCACTAGAAAACCAATTAATAATGGAATTGGCAGCATGGGACTTTCTTAATGTGAAGATACTTAATCTATTGACAAGTACTTCCGAATACCTAAGTCAAATTACATCTACCAAAGAGCAAACTGGTGATGGTACTTCTAAACCTGAACTTGCCCGAGGTGATAGGATTAAACAAATCACTACTGGGCCCACTGAAGTTCAATATTATGACACTCTGGCAGAAGCTGCAAGCTCATTATGGAAAACACTTTCTCAAGCAATGCAACCAGGTGGCTTAATAGATGAATTAAGAAAGAACCTTTGTATGTTAGCTTCAAGATTAGAAATATACCTGCCGTTCTGTGATTCTGTATCACGAACCGTAGTTCCTCGAGTAGTTAACCGAAGGCAACCGGGTGTATTGGATGGACCTAATCCAAGTACTCCTGTGAAAGGTGGTAATAAATCAATCCTTACTGAGTTATGACAAAAGAACCCTGGAGAATGGTAAAGAACCGCTCTTGGGATAGGTACAAGAAAATTATCACTGACTTCTTAGATTGGGATGCCGGTAGACAAACAATCACTTGGGCAAAAAACGTTAACCAACTTCTCAGCCATGCTGAGGATAGTATACCTAAATATTATAACATCCAAATCGAAGCATTATGTTACTACAATGCTTTCAGAAACTGGCCTATCAACAAGGCAACTATCACTGGGGAATTGGATGACGAAAACTTATCAATACTAATTTCTAAATCTTATATAGAACAAATCGGTTATCTTACACCGGAAGGTTATTGGGATTTTAATTGGGAACAAGATAGGTTTGTAATCAACGGTATAGTTTATAAGCCATCAGGTGATACTCAAACGGCTCAAGCTAAGGATGAGGCTTTGGTTTTCATGGTTATCCTAAAGAGAGACCGAGATACAAAAGTAGAATTTGTAGAATAAAAATAAAGTATATGGCAAAGATGTTAGTACTGAGGTGGACACCAATTACTACCAACAATGGAATTTGGTTTGATAGTAACTTGGTTATCCTTAACGGTACCTCTGGAGTTCATATTGAAATGAAAGGTAATGGCAATGATGTAACGGCATTTCAATCGATGACCGGAAACAAATTTGTCACCTGCTTTCAAGATTACTTCGGGGATATTTGGGATAAGATAATACCTCATCCTGGTATTGGCCAGGTAATTAAGTTCCGGGTAAATAGGCTTCCTGATTATGCTTGCATACGGGGAGATATTGAGGACGGTGGAGATGTAGACCCAGAAAATCCAGATGTACCACAAAATGCTTTCTGTGGTTCAGAAGAAGAACCTTTCAGAGATATCGACTCTGAATTCTTACTGGGTCGTCAACGTGCAGTAATTAATCCTTAAATTTTTAAAAATATGTATGTAAGTAAGTATTATACCTGCGAAGAAATTGACCAGCGGTTGTTACAAGGTTACTATGATGACTTTGTTCGTGCTGGCTTTGCCGGAACTATTAATGAGTTCTGGGCCTTCGTACTTTCTATCAAGGATAAGGTAGATAAGAAAGAAGGTTATGGCTTATCTAAAAACGATTTTACCGACGAGCTTAAGGCTAAGTTGGATGGAATCGAGGAGAAAGCAAACTACATCACTAAAGTTTCAGAGCTTGAAAATGATCTCAAGTTCCAAACTGAAGAGGATGTTAAGAAGGCAATCAGTGACCTGGTTGATGGTGCTGATGATGCTCTTGATACTCTTAAGGAGTTGGCAGAAGCCTTGGGCAATGACCCCAACTTTGCAACAACTATCACAAATAAACTTACCGAGCTTCGTACTTCTCTTAGCGAGGAAGTAAGTCGTGCTAAGGAAGCAGAAGCTGCATTGGGTGCTGCTATTGCTGCGGTAGATGATAACTTGAAATATGCTGCTGAACAGTTAATCAACAAAATTGATACTGTTAAGGCAGACTTGAAAGCTGATATTGCTCGGGTAGAAGCTAAGGCAGATAAAAATGCCGAAGACATTAAGGATCTCAATGATAAGGTAAACGATAAGAGCGATGAGATTAAGGATGAACTTAAGAGCCTCATCCAACAAGAAAAGGACGAACGTATCGCTGCCGATAACGAAATCAAGGAAAGTGTAAATGAACTCAAAACTCTTCACATCAATGACAAGGCTGCTCTTGAAGCCAAGATTGCTGAAGAGGTATCTAATCGTACGAATGCAGATACTATTCTGGATTCTAAGATTAATGAGGAAATCACTAATCGCCAATCAGATACTCAAGCATTGCAGAGTAAGATTGACCAGGAAGCAGTAGACCGTCATTCTGAGGACCAAGTTCTTCATAATGAAATTTCTAAAGAGGTAGCTGACCGTACTAATGCAGATAATGCTTTGCAAGGTAAAATTGACCAAGAGGCTCAAGCTCGTACCTCTGCAGACCAGGTACTTCAGAATAATATTGATTCCGAAGCTACTGCTCGTGCTGCTCAGGATTTGGTTTTGGATCATAAGATTGAGGATGTAAAACTCCAAGGTCAAGCAGATAAGACTCAACTGTTAGAAGCTATTGCTACTGAAACTCAGGCTCGTAAAGATGCAGATACTGCTCTTGATAATAAGAAGGTAGATAAACGTGAAGGTTATTCATTGACTAAGAATGACTTTACGGATATTCTCAAAGCTAAGCTTGACGGTATTGAAGAGAAAGCCAATTACATTACCAAGCTCTCTGAGTTGATTAATGATATGGACTTCCAAAATGAAGAGCAAGTTAATGCTGCTATTCAGAAAATTGTAGGTTCTGCTCCCGAGGTACTTGATACCTTGAAGGAAATTGCCGATGCTCTTGGTAATGACCCCAACTTTGCAACAACTATCACCAAGAAGTTAGCTGCCTTAACCGAGGAGATTAACCAAGAGAAGGAAGACCGTATTGCTGGTGATGCTGCAAACAGTGCAGAGGTAGCTACAGAAAAGGCAGACCGAATTGCTGCAGATACTGCTCTTGAAACTAAACTGAAAGAATATATCGACAATAAATCCACTGCTGGTGATACTGCTCTTAATGTAGTTAAGGATAACTTGAACAAAGAAATCCAAGACCGTAAAGATGCAGATGCCGCAATCCAGGCAAGCTTGGATAAGGAAATTGCCGACAGAAAGACTGCTGATGAGGCTTACACTGTAAGTTTGAATAACGTAAACAAACGTGTTTCAGAATTGGCTTTGAGCATTCAGGATTCTATTAACACTCTTCGTAATGAACTTACGGAACAGGTTAATGCGAATACTACTGCTATCGCTACTAATCAGCACGATATCGAAAGAAACTCAGAAGCCATCACTAACTTAACCAAGACAGTAGGTGATAACTACAAGGAGGTTAAGGATATAATTAACGAGGAAATCGTTGACCGTACTAATGCTGACAGTGGTTTGAGTTCTCGTATTGATAATGTAAATATCGACCTTAACACTGAACGTGTTGAGAGAACAGCTGCAGACCAAGTTCTTCAGGTAAATCTCGATAAAGAAGTAGCAGACCGTACTGCTGCAGATAAAGCCTTGTCTACAGAATTCACTGCTAAGTTGGATAATACCAAACAAGCTTTGGAATCAGAGGTAGGTAAATTGAATACCAAGATTGACCAAGAAAAAACGGACAGAGCTGCGGCTGATACTGCATTGGGAGCTCGTATTGATACTCTAGAGGCAGGCAATACGACTGCTATGAATGACCTCAAAGAGCAGGTTAAGAATAATACCACTGCAATCAATACAGAGAAAGACCGGGCAATTGCCAAGGAAACTTCTCTTGAGGCAAAGATTGATACCAATCTTCAGAATCACAAGGATGACATGGCTGCTATCAACCAGGATATCCTTACTGAGAAGAACGAACGTTTGGCAGGTGATACTCTGTTGCAAACCAATATCGATAAGGAGGCCACAGAACGTGCTAATCAAGATACCCTTATTAATAATGCTATTGCTCAGGAAAAGGCAGACCGTACTGCTGCAGACCAGGCAATGGATAATAAGAAGGTAGACAAAGTAGATGGCAAGGGTCTTTCTGCAAATGATTTTACCGACCTTCTGTATGCTAAACTTGATGGCATCGAAGAACATGCTAACTACATTACGAAGGTATCAGAATTACTCAATGATTCTGATTTCCAGAATGCAGAACAAGTAGAGGCAGCTATCCAAAAGATTATTGGTTCTGCACCTGAAGTACTTGATACTCTAGCAGAGATTGCTAAGGCATTAGGGGATGACCCAAATTTCGCTGCAACTATGACTGCTAAGCTTACTGAATTAGAAAATAAGCTTACTGCTGAAAAGAACTTGCGTGAACAAGGAGACGATAACCTGCAACAATCTTTCACTAACCTGAGTACTACTCTTACCACAACGGTAAATGATTTGAGAACTTTCGTTAGTGAAACTCGTACAGAGTTGTTAACTTCTCTGAATGCTACCAATGCTTTGGTAAATCAGAATTCGGCAAATATCCAACGTAACTTGGAACTAATCCAGGGTATTCAAGATAACGTTAATGGTAATTACACTGCCATCAAGGATTTGTTGGAAAGTGAAATTGCTGCTCGTAAATCCGAAGATATCCGATTGGAGGCAAAAATCGACCAGAAGTATTCTGACCTCAATACAGAAAGAGAAGAAAGAATTGCTGCCGATAAAGTTCTCCAGGATAATATCGATGCAGAGGAAGCTGCTCGTATTGCAGAAGATAAGAAAATCAATGCTCGTATCGATAAAGAAATCCAAGACAGAACCGATGCCGATACTGCATTGGATAATAAATTCACTGCAATTACCAATGACCATGAGGAAAGATTGGTAGCTGAGGAAGGTACTTCTGATGCTTTGCCTGGTACCATGGTTACAGATGTAAGTGCTGTAACTCGTAACGCTACTCAACTTACATTCAAGGTAAAAACTTCTACTAAAGACCAAGAGAATAATCAGTATGGTGATGAGGTAGAGGCAACTAAGAACCTTTTGCCAGTTACTCAAACTCTTGCCGGAGTTATGTCTGCTGCAGACAAGGTTAAACTTGATGGCTTAGACCCCAATGCTATTACCGAAATCTCAGCAGCTTCTGATGCTGATAAGGTTACAGTTACAGTAACTAAGGATAATGGCTTGAATGATGACACTACGGATACTTTCGATTTACCGGTAGTATCAGCAGATAAGGCTGGTACTATGACTGCGAAAGATAAAGTAGAATTGGACAGAATCAATACCGCTAACTTTGCTTTGGGTGCAGTTACTCCTAATGAAACTACTGTAGGAATTGCTGCTACTAAGACTAATGTTGAAGATGGTACTACAGTTCAGAATCCCATTACTCTGCCTTCATCTACTCCCGAAAAGGCTGGTGTACAATCAGCAGCTGATAAGAAGTTGTTCGATTCTATACCAGATAAGGTCATCATCCTATCTGGTGATAAACCAGTTGAGGTAGTTCAACAGAGTAGCCATGTTACTTTAACTCATAAGTTCTCTTCTAAAAAAGAGAGTGGTATTTATACCAGTGAAGCTGGAGATTTTAAGACTACTTATATACCCGCTGCTACAGCTTCTCGGGCTGGTGTAATGACTGCTGCTGATAAGGTAAATCTCGATGAAACCTTACCTGATGCTATTGCTCAAGAGGTTCAAGACCGCAAGGATGCCATCGAGGCTTTGACTAATTCTTCTACAGCTGCCCTGAACAAAGAAATCCAAGACCGTAAAGATGCAGATACGGCACTTGATACTAAGTTCACTAAAGCAGTAGCCGATGAAGCAAAAGCCCGTACGGATGCTGATACTGCATTGGGTGCAAGAATCGACAAAGAGGTTTCCGATAGAACAGCAGCAGATACTGCACTTGATACTAAGTTGCAGGCAAATATCGATGCTCTAGAAGCTAAGCATGATGCCTTTGTTGCTACGAAAGGTAAAGCTAATGGTTTTGCTTCCCTTGATGCAAATGGTACGGTACCGGCTAACCAATTGCCATCATACGTAGATGACATCATTGATGTATATGCTACTTATGATAAATCTGCTACTGGAGAACTTACGAATATCAAATTGTATTCGGATGCTGCTCATCAGAATGCTATCACTGGAGAGGCAGGTAAGATTTATATCAATATTACCAATGGTGAACCTCCTTACCAATTCCGTTGGACAGGTACTATCTTTGCAAGGGCAGATGCTCAGGTACTTATCCTTGGACAAATTACAGGTACTGCTTTCGATGGTGGTAGAGGTAAAGAATTGGAAGACCAGGTAGCTTCTCTGAAGGCTAATGGTGCATCTCATTTTGATAATAACACTTACCAAGCAAGTACAGTACGACTGAATTTCAAATGTTGGTTTGGTAATGGTAATGTTAAAGATCATTATTCTCAGATTACTGCTGCTACAGCTTCTCGGGCTGGTGTAATGACTGCTGCTGATAAGGTTAAGCTTGACACTACCCTACCTAATCAGATAGCTACCGAAACTACCAATCGTACTAATGCCGATAATGCAATTACGGCTAAGATTAACAGTTTCCCTGACCATATCCTTGGTAGAGATTTGGAGAACTCAGGTAATTTAATTAATCTGATTACTTCTGCTACTAAATTAACCATAGGTTATTGGTGGACAGAAAGGAAAGAGGATGGTAGTTTCCAGGTAAACAAAACTCAACATACTTTCGATATTCCTGCAGCTACACAAACCGTAGCCGGTGTAATGACTGCAGCCGACAAGAAGAACCTGGATAACACAGTTACTGGGTTGGCAAATGAAATTACTAACAGAACCAATGCTATCAATTCTCTTAGAACAGAATTGAAAACTTACATCGATAAAGCAGTAGGTAATACTGATACCGATTTAACGGCATTGGAAACCAAGGTAAATCAGCATATTGCCAATAAGAGCAATCCTCATGGAGTAACCAAGGCTCAGGTAGGTTTAGGTAATGCCAATAATACCTCGGATGCTAACAAACCAGTATCTACCGCTCAAGCTTCTGCCATTGCCGATGCTAAGGCTGCTGGTACTGCTGCTCAGACTTCTATCAGTAACCATGCAGGTAGAAAGGATAATCCTCATTCAGTAACTAGAACCCAGTTGGGATTGGCAACTACCGACCAGGTAGTATTTGCTAAGACTACTGCTCCTTCTGGTTTCTGGAAAGAGTCTTCCGATGAAAGATTGAAATCTAACATCAAACCGTTAACCCATACTCTGGAACAAATTTGCAGTATACCTACAGAATCCTTTATCATGGATGGTAAGGAAGATGAAGGTACCATTGCACAAGGTTTGGAAGCAGCTGGGTTTAATAACTACGTAGAAGAAGACCCAAGAACTAAGGATTCAGTTCCTAATCCTGAGGAATTCGAAACAGTTGTTATCGACGGTGAAGAATACGTATTGGTAAAACAAGTTAAGTACCATAAGATGTCTACTCTGGCAATCGAAGGTATCAAACTTCTTTACGATGAGATTAAGGCTTTGAAGGCTGAAATCTCAGAACTCAGAAATCTTAAAGATGTAGATTAATATGGGAGAGATAGCAACATGGAGTGCTGTCAAAACTAAAGTAGGCCTTGGTAAGACAGGTAACGACTGCCCTACCAAGGCTGAATTGTTAGCACTCACCCCTACAGGAACGGGGGAAAGTTACATTGGCTTGGAAATCTCCAATGCTAGTTCCTATGGTAATAACGAGGCTGTTAAACTTGAGGATATTCATAAGGTAACCTATAAGTATACATTTACTCTTTCTAATACTACTTTAAATTTTACGGCCTTAGGAGGTAATCCTACTAATACCGTTCAAGGATTTGGAGGTACTTCTAATAGGGAAAAGTTTTTAGATGGGGTAGCTACTGGTATTAAAGAAAGTGTAAGTTATAATACTTCTGGATTACCTTCTTGGATATCCTGGTCTGATGCAGGAGGTTGGGTTGCTCAGGAGAACTTAAACCTAACTGCAAGGTCTAAAACAGATGGGGTAATAACCCAACAAGGTTCTGGTAAAACTTTTGCTATCGGTTGGTCTCAGGCAGCAGCCTCTCAAAGTTGGACTCAGACTTTCTCAGTGAACCCAACCTCAATGTCATTTGGGGCAACTGGAGGAACGAAAACATTTACTGTAACTTCCTACAAACAAGAATACAGAAATGGACATACCTATGGTAGTCAAGTTTCCTTAAGTTATACCCGGGCTAATACGGGAGTTACCGGTACTGGTACTTCGGTAACTATGGCAAATAATACATCTACTTCGACAAAGTCGGGTAGTGTAGTATTAACCCAGGCAGAAACCAATAAGAAACTAACAATCTCATGTTCTCAATCTGCTGGATATAGAACTTACAGTGAAATTACCTTAAGTGGTGGAGCAGTATCTGATATCCCTGCATCGGGTGGAACAAGAAGTTCATTTACAACAGTACCAAGTTATTCGCAGACTTGGGGATGGAATGGTTCTACTACGGGAGGAGGTACGGTTACAACTGGTGCTAGTATTTCTTATGGTACTGCCGTTAGTGCAAGTTCTTTGGGAACTACATCGAAGGCTAGAACAAGGGTAGGCTCTCTTACTTGTACGGTATCTCTGAATGGTAAATCGAAATCTACCACTCTCGATGTATATCAGGCAGAGAATAAAATTACCAGTACTACTAATGGTACTCCAGTAATAAGCTTATCTGCAAGTTCATACTCTATCTCTAATTCAGGAGGTAGTGTTAATATTTATGCCAGTGTAAGTATACCTACTACTAACCATTGGAGTTCAGGGTCAACCAGTGCAGGTTCTTCGAAGAGTGCTACACCTACGGTTAGTGCAAGTGGTACAGGCTTTAGCTTGAATGCTGCTAAGACGGTACTTACTGCTACAGAGAACTCGGCGGGTACTTCAAGTAGAAGCTGTGTAGTAACTGCAACCTATAGTGGGGCAACTACTAAGACAATTACAGTTACTCAGAGTGCTGCTTCAGTATCTTATAAATATTACCTGGCTTTTAGTTCTCCTACGGGTACTAAAACTGCCAATGCTGGTAATATTTCTGCTCTTGGTGGTGATACATTAATACCCACAGCCTATTCTTTTAAAACTAAGATAATAAATGGTTCTGAAATAGATACCAGATATGCCCTAGATTTAACGGTAACTTCAAAACCTTCTTGGGTATCTTCAGTTTTAATGATACCAGGCTTTAATGGCTCATATAATATTACCGTAAAGACTACTGAAAATACGGTAGATACACAAAGGTCTGGTACCATTAAATTAAGGCAAGCAGAAAACGATGATGATGGTTGGGAACTTACCATCAATGTAACTCAGCTTGCAGCAGTGATTACTTATGAATATTACTTTAGTGTTTAAAATACAACACCATAGTATTTTATAATGTTATATATATTAGAGAAATCAAACTTATTTATTAACTTTCTAAAACTAAACCGTTATGGGAGTCGAAGTTAAAGGTGCAGGCTTCAATCGTGTAATGGACCGTCTCTGCAACATGGAACACGAACAGCAAAACTGTTGCTGTGAAACTAAGGGCTTGATTAAGGAAGTGAAATCCGATCTGGCTCTTCAGTTGGAACGTTGCTGCTGTGATCTGAAGAATGGTCAACAGGAAATCAAGTGCCTCATCGAGAACACTGCCAAAGACCAGGAGATTGCTCGCCTTAACCGGGTAGTTGATGCTCAAAGAGACCAGAACATCATTAGCCAGGTAGTTGCTGCATTGAAAGGCACCACTACTACACCGGCTTAAATTTGCCAAAAACTAAGATGATTGAAAAGGAGTGCATCTAACCGGTGTACTCCTTTTTTCGTTTTAACCCAATAACTAAGGAATTATGGAACAAGAACAACTCACCGAATTTAAGATACAATTGGCATTACCCGCTCCTAATATAGAGATTGCACAAGAAGTAGCAAACAAAGCTCAGGTACTCATAAATCAATTTGGATACTATCAATTCTTAAACCTGGTAGACTTCATGCAGAAGAATCCAGGTGCAGTTTCATTTGGTTTAAATTTAATAAATAAGAAGTAACATGGACGATAAGATGATTTTTCAAAAGTTGCAGAAAGGGGATATAATCTTCTCCTTAGAAAAGAGACAGACGTGCTCTCTATCCTATCTTTGACCAAGCAAGGATTCTGAAGGTAGGTGAAAGTAAACTCATGGCATCCATGGTTAAGGATGGATTTGTAAATAGCCTTGAACTTGTGATACAGGATTCAGTATCTCAAATCACAATCTATTTGCCATCTCAGGCAGAGGAAGGTATTTACAATGGTATTTATTATACCACTAACCTGGACAACATTGTCAGCGAAGTTTCTAATCAGAAACAGAATGCAGTGAACATCCTTAATAACCGGGAAAGGTATGAGGCGATTGTATCGGAATGTGATAAAATTTTAGGCTCTATCAATTACAAAGAACCCAGTAAACCAGCTCCTGAGTTCGAAGAATTTAAAGCCTACATGGGTAATGTGGATGTCCGATTAAATAGGTCAGAAGCACTCCTGGAAAAAATTGCCGAAGAGCTGGGATTATTTAAAGACAAGTAACATGCCAAGTAAGTCGGTTAATATTAATATATCGACTCCAATTGGTCCACTAGAAATATACGTAGATAAACGAGAACAAGCTCGTGCAGAAAGGTTGATTGCTCAGACTCCAAGTATCTTAACAAAAGGCTATGCGAAAGGTACCGAGAAGTTTGGCAATCAACTTCTTCGTATAGTAAGGCGTAGTTTAAATACTGGTATACCTCCAAAGGGTTCTGGAGTATCTTGGCCAAAACATTCTCCAGGTACCATTAAGAAGTATGGAGAACATACAATGCTAAACCTTACTGGTCAATATGCAAAGTCCGTTACCATAGTAAAAGGTAAGAAGAGGACTTTCGTAGGATTACCAATTGGAATCAGGAAGATTACCTACACAGGTAAGACTTCAAGAAAAACTTTGAATCAGATTGCTATCATGCTCGAGTATGGTAGCAGAGATGGTAACTTACCACCTCGTCCTCTCTGGGGTCCTGCATTTAAGGCTGCAGGTGGAAAGGTAGCCTTACAAAAGGAAATACGAAATGAAATCAAAAAAGAAATAAGGAGGGTAAAATAATGGCAGCAGATTTTGAAATATCCGCATTATCCGGAACAGGTACTGCCACTATTCGTGTAAAACCGAAGGCAATAAATGAAGACCGAGATAATATCAAAGAACAGATCCTCAAGGTAGTAGTACAGGGAGTAGAAAGGGAAGTAACCTTGGTTCAGAAAGCTAACACTACCCCTGCAGAATCCTGGAATACATACTGGAGTATTTCTCCAGACGTAACTGCCCATACCTTTGATGGTACTAAAAAGGGTGAGACTTTAGAGATAGAGGTATACAGCTATCAACAAAAGTTCCTCAACAATGTACCTCAGGATGAATATAGAGCTGTAGATTGGAAAATCGAAACTACCGTAGACTGGTTAGAAGTAACCCAAGAGGTAGGCGAAGGTAATAAACCAGGAAAGGCTATTATTAAAACTCTATCAAGAAATGGGGAGTATCAGTCGGGTACCTATAACCCAATTGAAAGGACTGGAGTAGTTAAGATAATTCAGAGTGAAAAATTTGAGAAAGCTATCAATATAACCCAATCTCCAAGTGTTCGAGTAGTTACCTATGAAATTAGGCCAGTAGCAGGACTAGGTCACTCTGCAGCAAATAATCCCGCTGTGAAGACTGCTACCTTTAGGGGTTACATAGTGTACACCATAAATGGAGAAGAGGTAGCTACGTTTATTAGACCCTTCAGAGTACCTAAGATTGGGGAAACAGTTAATGGTACTATCCTAAACCCAGGTGGAGACCCTATTCCTTGGAAACTATGGTTTACGAATTACCCCTCAGCAGCAACGACCAGTGTTGATGAATTAACCTGTACTATCCATTATGACTGTAGGTTTTTTGGAATTTTATATGTCTTAATAGTAGAGGCTCAAATACAAGTAGGAGATGGTACAGTAAATTGGGTAAATGCTGATGAAGGACTTAGAGTTATTCCTGATCAAGCTTAATTATGGTAAATTCAGAAGAAGTAGTTGAGAGAACATTCTATATATGTCTCCTCAGCACCATGTTAGAAATGGGTCTTACCTTAAATCCAGAAGACTTCTTGCCCTTGTCTCAAGAAAACGAAAAACGTTTTGCAGAGGCTATCAAGGGTATGCCTAAGTTTATACCCTTGTTTGGTATAGGAAACAATCAGGTAAAAGGACCCAAGACTCTCCCCAGAATAACAATCGAACTGCAAGGTTATTATGCTGGTGATATTGGAGTGAACAAATATATCATTGGTGATAAGTTAGAAGACGGTAATTACCAAGCTTCAGAGTTTCCCTATGAGACTAAAGATATCACAGTTGATATACACCTCGTTTCTCAAACACAAGCCGATATGAGATTATTGCATACAATCTTATATGCTGGCTTACCTGCTAGAGGATATGTAAGACCATACTTTAATGACTTAGAGGAATGGAGCAAGGGCAGGCTTGACCCAACCGGAAACCTATTCATTGAAATTGGTAATTATTATGACCATCCAGATGTAGAACATGGTATACTTGAGAAGGTATATACTTACGTATGTAAAGATGGTATTCTCCCAGAAAAGCTTTTGGAAGAAGGTACACTTACACCTATCAAAGATATTACTGCTCTCATTGGATTGTTCGAACAAAACGAAAATGAAATGCTAGAGTTGAAGATACCTAAGGAATAGGTACAATACTCTAGGGTATAAATTAAACGAGTAATTAACTTTAATCACAATAGAATTATGCCAACTTCACCTCATGTAGATTTTAAGTTTAAGAACAACAATGTTCTTCAAACTACTCCTATGTTAGGAGTTTCTTGTGTATTGGCTAGAACTACTAAGGGCCCATACGATGACCCCTCAGAAATCATCTCTACTTTCTCTCAGTTTCAAAGAATTTATGGTTCTGAGATTGTGCCAGATGGTTCTGTATCAAATATCGAAAAAGCCTTGACAGGTGGTTCTAAGCTTCGTGTTATTCGAGTACTTGGTAAGGGAGCTACCCAGGGTACAGTGGCTGCAACTGCAGCAAGTAAAACAAAGGCTGCTGCTAAATCCGAAGAGGAAGGCATAGTACCGGCTTCTGCTGCCCCAGACCCAGCTACACCTGCAGCACTCATTACCATTACCTCAAGTGGAGTTACTTATAGCTTAGGCTTGGTAACTAAAGGTTATGGGGACCCAATCGGTAGTACTGATAGTTTCCAGGTGGGTTTCTACAAACAAGCTAACACCTTGTATTACAAAATCTATTCTGGCAATGGTCAAGTACTTGAACAAGGTCCAGTAATCACTTACAAAACTGCCGATGAAAATAATGATACTTCGGTAGATTACCTTGCTCTTAGTGCATTTGCTAAGAACTCAGAATATATTAAGCCGGTAGTAGTTGCTGGTTCTTCTTTCGAGAATCTTATCAAATGGCTTACTGATAGTGTAGATGGTACAAAGAATGCCGTTACATTAACTGTAGGTGGTGCTGCTCCTACAGAAGATGAAAAGAAGTTTACCGGTACTATCGGTTCTGCAGGTTCTACTCCTACTGCCGATGAATGGATTGCTTCTTTGGACTTCGTAAAGGATTACACTGACTTCTATCAGTTATTCATTTCTCATATCTCTCAACACCTTACTGCTGATGCAGATGTACTCAAGGTATACAAGGCTGCTGCGGATATGGCAAAGGAACTGATGGAATGGGTACTCTATATCGAAGTTCCGAAACACCTTACTCATTATACTCAGGGTACTCAGGCCAGAGATTACAAAGCTCAGGTAACTTGGGTACAGACTTGCTTGGGTACTGTGGGTAACTCTAAGTATATTGCCTATTTCGGTGGTGGACTTAAGTACTACAATGAAAACGGTAATCTTCAAGATTCCGATGTAGTGGGTACCATTGCAGGTTTGGGTGATGCTTCTGCTACTCAATATGGACCTTGGAAATCTTTTGCAGGTATGAACCGAGGAGTTATTGGGGATGCCGTTGGACCAGTATGCCCGAACTATGGTTCTCCCTCTCGGTATTCAGAATTGAATACTCTGGCCCAAAATTACATCAATGAGATGGTAATCAAGGATACTCCTGATGCAGGCAAACAGACAATGCTTTGGCATTGCTTCTCTTCTCAGGTAAAACAGGATTCAGAACGGTTCCTTTCAATCGTAAGATTGAACTTGTATTTGAAGAAGTTCCTTCGTCCTGTACTTAACAAGTACATCGAAGAGCCTAACGTTTGGAGTACTTGGAAGAGAATTTGGTTGGAGGTTAAACCCACACTAGACTCTTTGGTAGATGAAGATGCCATGACCGAATATACCTGGATGGGTGACCAAGATGCAACCTCTTGGGATGATCTCTCGGTTAACAACGAGGCAGATGCTCGTCAAGGTAAGTACCGTGCTATCCTTAAGTATAAGGACGTAGTTCCTATGCAAGAGGTAACTATGGAAATTGTAATTGATGCAGCTTCCAAGTCTGTATCAATTGTGGAATCAAGTAATAACGCTTAAACAATTATAACGATGGGAGCAAAAGTAAAAAATCCACGGAAGAAGTTCTTGTGGAGTATCATGTTCCCCAAGCACCCTATCAATACTTATCTGTTCCAAACTTGTACTTTGCCAGATGTAGAGATTGACCAGGTTGCTCATGGGGACGTCAATAGAGACGTTAAAACTCCAGGTAGGGTTTCAGTTGGTAATCTTATCGTAGAGAAACTTATGACTACTGCAGGTTCAGATACCTGGCTTCATGATTGGCTATATGCTTGCCAAGATATGATTGCCGGTGGGGGATTACCTCCTGCTCAGATATGGGAAACTGCAATCGTAAATGAACTTGCTGAAGACGGAGTCTCAGTTCTTAACACCCATATCTTCGAAGAGGTTTGGCCCTGTAAAGTTACTGGCTTAGACTTGGACAGAATGGCTTCAGAGAATACCATTGAGTCCATTGAGTTCTCAGTTGGTACTGCAGATAAATACTAATTCCTTAGTCTATTTTCACTAAGATTCGGTGGAGGGGTGGGATTCCTGAGATAGGATGTCTCACCCCTTTCTTGTTGTTATAGGGAATACTATGAACATTTGTAAACATAAAAAGTAATTAACATGGAATTTAGAACATTTGGATTTATCGGACCGTCTGGTTATAAATACCAGATTAGAGAACAGAATGGTGCTGATGAAGATATTCTCAGTAACCTTTCAGACATGAAAACTTTGATGAACCTTACCAAGTTCATTGCAGCAATCGTAGTAGATACAGATGCAACACCCAGTGGGAAGTTAACCATTGAGGATGCACTTAACTTACCAGTTAATGACCGGTACTGTATTATCTTCAATTCTCGAATCTTCTCTTTGGGAGACGAAGTAGAATTTGAATATGATTGGGGAAAAGAAGGAGGGAAGGTTATGTATGGCCAAGATCTTCACGAATATCTTTTTGATTACGGTCAGGTACCTTCTGAAGAAGAGCTCAAGGAAAAACCGGATGCCATTCCTTTCTACCCGGAAGGTAAAAAACTTACGGACCATGAGTACACTCTCTCTTCAGGTAAGCTTATCAAATTCGACTGTATGACTGGTAAAGGAGAACAGATGTTCATGGCTTTGCCTATGGAAAAACAAACAAAGAATGCTCCTCTCCTTTGTCGTAATCTTTACTTGAATGTAGATGGCAACTGGGAGAAGGTATCAAACTTTACACCATTCAGTGCAAAGGATATGGCTGAGATGAGAAAGTATATCCTATCTATAGACCCAGTATTCAAAGGGGATTCTCATATCACCCATCCTGAGACTGGGGAAGAAAGAAACTATCCTATAGCTTGGGCACCTAATTTTTTCTACCTGACGGAAGAGTAAGTTTAGAAAGTGATTTTGTTTATATCACTAGAGCCGAGATAACCTTAGATTATTTCGGCTTTTTACGTCTTCCGTATAGGATAAGAAAAATATTTAAGGATATGGCCGAGCAATATTATAAACAGATTAAAAAGAAAACGAAATGATAAATGCCAGTAGGAGTGTAATAGAGGTCGGTGTTGCCATGGTTTTAAGAGACCGATTCTCTCAGGAAGCTGGTAAGATATCTGGTTCATTTAGAACTATGATGAACGATATGAATACCTGGAACCGAGGTATTCAGATGTCAGCTTCTAATTCACTAGACTTCGGAATGCAGCTCGTAGGGGGAATGGCCAGGGCCTATAAATACTCTGCAGGTGTTCAAAATGAAGTTTGGACTGCTTCGAAGATTGCTGGTGCTACCATTGCAGAACAGAAGGAGATGTTACAATTGGCAAAAGATGTCAATGCTATGACACCTCTTACTGCTTCGGATGTTGCATCAGGACAAAGATACCTGGCTATGGCAGGTAATAAATTCGATGCTATTAAGGAAATGATTGGGCCGGCTTCTAAGCTGGCTTCAATCTTTACAATGCCAGTGGGAGGTAAAGGTGGTGTAGCTGACTTGATGACTAATATCATGTTAATGTACCAAATCCCAATGACTGAAGCCGCTAGAGTAACCGATGATTTATATACTGCAGTTACTAATGCAAATATATCTTTACAGGACTTAGCTCAGTCCATATCTTATGCGGGAGCAGATATGGCAACTGCTGGTGTAGACCTTAGGCAAACTGCTGCGGCTATTGGTGTATTGGGAGACATGGGTATACAAGGTTCTATGGCTGGTACCTCTCTGGCAAATATGATACGTTACTTACAACTATCTCTTGTTAACCAAAAGAAGAAAGGCTATAACGCTTTAGCAGACATGGGCTTAAGTCCAGATGACTTCTTCGATGCTCAAGGTAATCTTATTGACCTGTACTCTGTATATCAGAAGTTTGCTAAGGCAGCAGCAGATATGCCTTCTCGTGTCGAAACCCCAACATTCTTCAATATCTTTGGTGTTCGTGGTAATCGTGGTATGCTCCCAGTACTTAGAGACATTGCCTCTGGTAGAGATAAAATGGGACAGATACTTGCTACCTATAATAAGAACATGGGTGCAGTTAACCAGATGAATGAGGAAAGACTTAAAACCGATGCAGGTGTAATTGACCAATGGGAATCCTCACTTGAGAACTTAACGGTAACTGCAGGTGCTGCAATGGGTAGAGTATTTACTCCAGTTCTCCAATTCGGAGTTAAGTTCCTGGACATAGTTAATTCTATTTCAGAAACTTGGGGAGGTAGTTTTGCTTTAAGAGTAGCTGCTACAGGTGTAGTAGTAGGTACAATAGTTGCAGGCTTTAGGACTGTACGAGGCGTCATAAGGTCAATAGGTTACCTACAAACTATAGCTACTGCTTCTACCGAAGGTATGTCAGCTGCGGCTATAAAGACCAATACCCAATTTGCCATCATGGAAGCTCACATGGTAAGCATGGTTAACCTTATGAGAACTATGGTTCAACTCCAGATGATGTCAAGTGGTATTGGTATGAATAGCAAGGGTAGGTTCTACAATATGTCAAATGGTAGATATGTTAAAACACCTAACCCAGGTGTACCAATGGCAACTACTATGGCAGGTAATCTTATGGGAGGGGCAGTCGGTGGAGCTGCTGCTAATGCTGGTAGTAGAGCAGCAGGTCAGGTTGCTGCTAAAGGTTTAACTGGTATGATGGGTAGATTTATGGGGTTCTTAGGAGGACCCTGGGGTTTAGCCATTAGCATAGGTTTACCTCTATTAATCGAGGTAGGTGGTAGACTTATCAGTTCGATAGATAAAAATACCGATGCTCAGAATAACAAGGAGGATGACCCCTTAGCTATCAGAGCTCAGAATGAAGAAAGGTTTATCAATGCCATGAAGTCTGCCATCAGGGATGGTTTAAAAGAGGGCAAGATTGGTATTACAATTGATGGGCAATCTATGGGTGACTATTCCCTTGGTAGTCAACAGGATTATACTGGAGTAGTATTAGGATTATAAACTAAAATATTATGGCTAGAATATTAGGACAGGCAGCTGGTAAAGTTGTTGAAAAATACAATGACCTTACTCGAGATACAGCAGGTGTTCTTACTGGCCCTTTGAATAAACTTTGGAGAGCTCGGATATTACTTAACCGAGCTACTTCTACTCTTCCAAAAGATAGTGCTCTCAAGGGTAAAATCTATGACCCTAATGGGGTACCCGGAGAAGCTCAGATATCTTCTAAGAACCCAACTCTGAACAAACAACTCCAGGCAAAATGGAGAATGGAATTACAATTTCCAAGGATGGAGGAAGGGGAAGGAGTAGACCCAGCAAAGGGTAATAAGAATACCACTAACTACAGAAACTTCGAAGTAAAGGCAGACATCCGATATCAAAACGAAGTACGGATTTATAACATGTCTGCTAACCCAACCCAATATATTACTTTACAGAATCGACCTCCCGAATTAGATTTTCGAGGAGAAACTACTTGGGCAACTATTAAGTCTATGGGTCGTAATACACCTATGTATCATTTCACGGGAGCTGAAGATATCATTCAATTTAATGTATCTTGGTTCTCAACTACTTTGGATAACCCAGAGGAAGTGATAAATAAATGTAGATTACTTGAAGCCTGGACGAAGGCAAACGGTTATCAAGCAGCACCTCCAATAATCCAAATCGAGTGGGGAGATTCTGGTATATTCGAAAATCATTATTATATCCTTACCTCTGCAACCTATACTCTGAAGAACTTTCAGAATGGTTATAGAGTAAGGGTACCAGGTAAACCTGCTACATTTGGCAATGGTAAGTTATTGCCTGCAGCAGCAACTCAGGAATTAATCTTCAAGAGAGTAAGTGCTTATAATTTATCCTATGGAGATTTTATTAATACTGATTCACTTAAGAAGACGGAGGGCATTAAATATGATTGATACATCTCAATATTTAAAAGGTGCAAGTCCCTATGACCAAGCCTATGTTTTAAACTATGGTGATGGAGATTATTCTTTAGAGGCAGTACGTACATCAGTACCCTCATCAAGTGATGACATCCAACATACAGTTAAGGATGGTGAGACTTTGCAGAATATTGCTTATCGGTATTATGGGGATTCTGGTAAATGGTTTCTAATTGCTGAAGCCAATACTATCCTCAATCCTTTTAAGGAATTAGAAAGTGGAACCCTTATAAAAATTCCTGTGTATGCCGGCTAAACAAAAACCCATATTATATAATGGAATGGGCCAACCCTACTTGGCCCTTTTCGATTTTCAAGGAATGCCCATTAAGAATCCTCTTACGGGCATTCCTCTTGGAGCGTATATAAGTACCTGGACTTATAGATATGATGAGGAGAAAGAGAATTTAGCTACTATCACTTTTGATACTGGTAATCCAGATACCGTAGATATTGAAGCTTTGCAAGAGGGTCAGGTAATCTGCCTTCAGTGGGGTTATATTTATCCAGACGGTCAATTCGTATCGGGTCCAGTTAAGATAATCAAGGTGAGAGACTTCGATGCTACTTTCGATTCCACGGGTACTCATGTAACTATTAAGTGCATTGATTCAACGGGTGATTTAAGGTACCAACCAGCCTATAACTTTTCGGATATGGAAGGTTATAAGTTATCTACCTTCTTGGACAATGGTTGTGATAATGCTACTGGTGTAATCATAGAAATCTTTCAGTAATGGAACAACAGATAATAAGTAATAAAGTATACGAGTCACTACAGGTGCCTACAGAAAATACTCGAACTACTACTGGAAAGGTGCTTTATGCTAACCGGTTTAGTGGAGTAGCTCAAGTAGCTATGCCTGAGGATTTGAAGGCTCTGATTGATAGCGACTTTGGTTTGGTGGGTAAGAATATCTTGGTTCAATTAGAACAGAAGATGAAAGGTTATACCAATGGGCCTTGGTATGTAGATTCCAGAGATGGAGTTATCTACATACACAATCGTAAGTTCAATGAGGAACCAGTTCATACTTATACTTACCAAGGAGAAAACGGTGAGGTACTCAGTGTATCATTTACTATGGAGAACATTACTAAGAGAGTTAAGGCAACTCTATCTCCTTTGGTAAGTCCAGAAACTAAGGACTTAAATGTAATCACTACTGGTATAAAAGAACCAGAAGAGGAAAAAACTTCGAATGAGAATGACCAATATATAGCCAGAGTAGATAATACAATGGTGGTTAATTATGGTAGTGATAATGTAGAAGATTATCGAAGTCATCCCACAACTAACCATATTGGAGAATGGGATGCTCAGAATAAAAGCTTCGATAGGTACTTAACTCATAGGCAAGCACTTCAGGAATTCAATGCTTCTAATCCTGCAGAAGCTTATGAAAAGGGGAAGCAGAAACATCTGGATGAAATGAATATGGATGAATTAAGAGAGACCATTAATCAAGCAGTTTCTAATTTGCCCAGTGACCGTAAGAGAGCAGTACAACAAGCTTTACGTAATTCAAAGAATGGTAAGGAATTGGAGGCTAATCTTTACAACATCCTTAAAAATGAAAGATACCTATTTGAAGGCGATGACCAGATGACCTATATGACCATAGAATATGTGAACCCCATGGATTATGACCCAGAAGGCTACGCTTCTAATCAAGCAGGTGCTGGAATTGCTTCCGGTATAAACTATCAGATGGGAGTATTACCTGCTTCTAAAAGAGGGTATGCTGCTCTAAAGAATGACCCCTATACCATTGTCCTTAGTGATATGGAAACTGATACTTCTAAACATTATGGTCAAGGTCAATATGGTAAGAAGGTAAAAGTACAACATTGGAAGAAATCTAATGTTAAAGTACCTATCTATAAACTCTATCATAATCTCTTTGGTAGATATGGTGGGGCAGATAAGTATGCTTGGGCAGCTAATGCTAATGCCAATGGTGGTTTAAAGCATACCGAAAAACGGCTCGTATGCAAAATGCAAGTAGTGGGCAGACCTTCTCTAGCATCTTCCCAGATTGTTATAATTGATAACGTGGGTAGACGTTGGTCGGGACCTTGGTACATTAAGCAATGTACTCATTCCATGGATGCAGGTCAAGGTTATGTAACTAACTTAGAGCTGGTTAAGAATGCTGGTAAGTCAGGCTCAGTTACATCGAAATCTGGTTTATCTACTCAAACTATTGTGGCTAATGATGCTAAGTCGAATAGTAAAACCGATAAGGGTAAAGATAAGAAAGCCTTGAGTAATACCAATGAATTAGTACTTGACTTCACCTATAATGAAGTAGTATACTTTGTAGAGAACTTCATGGGTAAGAATGGTGAGGTAGTTGATAAAAAAGGTGCTTCTGAATTTGTTCGTAAGAAAGCTTATTATACTGAAGTAGTTGCTAAAGACCCAATAGCTAAATCAGAAGGTATAGTTATTAGTTCAGGTAATACTACTACTTCTACAGGTAAGTATATCCCAGGCAAGATATCCATCAAGGAAGTTCAAGTACCAGATGATTATTGGGTTAAGTTCGATTATTCAAAAGTAGCTCAGAAGAATTTCACAGAGTACATAAGAAAGAATAAATTAAAATAATTATGGGATACGAAACTGCAAAGATAATAACCGAAGAAGGCCTAGAAGGTCTTGGTAGGTACTACTCAGTTTATCGAGGTATAGTCGTAGACAATGAAGATACTGAGAAGAATATGAATAGGGTGAAAGTATGTATCCCAGAAGTAATGGGCGGTACTTTTGCATGGGCTTTACCTAAAGGACAACACGGTTCAATCAGTACTGGTTTCAAGTTCTTAGCTCCTAAGATAGGCGATATAGTTTTTGTTACCTTCGAGTTCGGAGACCCAACTAAACCTCTTTGGGAATATCATGGGTGGGGATTACAACAAATTCCTGAGCCATTGAATGGTCCCAATAAGATGGGGTTGGTTACTCCCGAAGGTAATTTGATTGTTATCAATGATTATGAAGGAACTCTGAATTTATACTTCAATGGTACTGTATCGGTATACTCAGAATCAGATGTGGTAGTGGCTTCTAAGAAAAGCATTGGTATTAATTCTGGTGATACTGTAGTACTAAATGAGGGTAGTAATAGGGGAATCATTAACATCGAACAGTTAACTGAGAAACTAAATCAAACGATTAAGGAACTTGAACAACTAAGAAGTATGTTCAACTCTCATGTACACTCAGGTGTAACTACTGGACCTGGTTCTTCAGGTCCTACAGTAACTCAAGTAACTAAACCATTCTCACAATTTCAGATTGATGATTATGAGGATAAATCTTGTATACACTAATGGAAAAGAATTACTTCACAGATATAGTTGGTATAGGTGTAACATTCCCTATTCAACTTACTCGAAACGAAAAGGGAGAGACCGGTTGGTACCCAGTCAATGGGGATTTCAAACTTATCCGGGATAATATAAGTGCTATCCTATATTACATGATTGGCCAGAGATTTCGACAAGAAAACTTTGGTAGTAAACTTTGGCAATGTATCGAGGAACCAAACTCACAAGCCCTAAGTTTTATAATTAAAGAGTTTTTAAAACAAGCCATAGGTGCATGGGAACAGAGAATAACCTTCCAAAGCATTACCGTTACTAGAGTTGATGCAAAAATACATATAGAAGTAGCTTATGTAGTAAATGGAACAAATTCTAGTCAGTACCTCGACATCACCTATGATCACTCGGATAATTCATTAAATACACAATAATATGGGAATCACAAATAAATGGCTTAACCCATACCAGAGGTCTTACCAACAAATTAAGGCCAAGCTGGTAGAATCCCTTATGGGTCTTAAGGACAAGGATGGTCAGAAACTCATAACGGACTATTCGGAGGGAAACATCCTTATTATCATTCTCTCCTTGTTTGCAGCAATTGCCGAAGTACTGCATTACTATGTAGACAATATGGCAAGAGAAACTTTCTTATCTACGGCTCGTAGATATGATTCGGTAGTTAAACATGGTGCATTGGTAGATTACCATGCTCGAGCAGCAATTGCCGCTACGGTAGATGTAATCTTATCTAGAAGTATTACTGGTAACTCCATTGGTGCAAAGTTAACCATACCACAAGGAACTCTATTTACAGACCAGAGTGGTAATAGCTGGTTATCTGCCCGAGACGTTACTTGGTATTCAAATGTAACTACCTGCAGGGTACCAATTATTCAACACGAGAAGTATACTACAAGTGCTCTCAATAACATGGTAATACCCACAGGAGATAGAGTACAACTTAATCTTGGTACATTACCCAACGGTAAGTATTATGAACATGGCTCTATGTCTTTACAAATAGGTGGGGAATCTTGGGTACTGGTAGAAACCTTTGCAAAGTCTAAACCTACTGATAAACATTTTATGGTGTCAGTAGATGAGTCTCTAAACCCCTATATTATGTTTGGGGATGGTACCTTTGGTAAGAAACCTGCAGCAGGTGCAAAGATAACCAATGTAGTATTCTACTTAACCAATGGTTCTCAGGGTAATGTAAAGAGTAATACAATTACCTCAGTACCTTCCGTTATATCCTCATCAATTACAGATGCCACTGTAAGTAATGCTTATGATGCCGGAGGCGGTTCTAATTATGAGAACTTCACTATGCTCAAGGAACATATACCTTTGAGTGTTAAGACTCTGGGAGTAGCTATTACCAAAGAGGATTTCGAAAGCCTGGCAATGTTAGTTGATGGGGTTAATAAGGCAAAAGCAGATTACGAATGTGGTAGAAAACTTACGGTATATATTAGCCCAGATGGTGGAGCAGTAGCTTCTTCTGAGTTAATCAGTAGAGTATATAATCTATTATCTCAAAGGGCTCCAATGACTACTTGGCTCAAGGTTAAATCTGCAGGCAAAGTTCAAATCATTTTGGAAATGGATGTCACTGGAAAGAAATCATATAAGACTGCCGAGATACAGACTCAAATCCTTACTGCTTTGTATAATGCCTACTCTCCAGAACAAGCAGAGATTGGGGGAAGCGTAAGGGTATCTGATATCTATGCTCTGATTGATAATTTGTCTACTGTAGATTACCTACACCTTACCAAGTTCTATATCAAGCCTTGGCCTACTACTATCTATGGCAACAAAGAACTTGCATTGGGACAATTCAAATTGAATAAGGCTACTGGGTCTATGACCTACTTCATAACCTTCAATTCATCTACGACTTTCACAGTACGTTCAGTATCGAATGGTTATGTAGCTACGGGCTCTGTTGGTGGTTCACTTCAGGTAGTAGACAAGGCAAATGGTTTTGACTTCTCCCTGGATATACAGAACAACAGTTACCAATCTGGGTACCGTTATTCAATTACAGTATCAGAACCCAACCATGATTATGAAGACCCTGGTTTTAATTTACCAGTATTCGAAAATGCTTCACAGTTAACACTAACCGTAAATGAGATAGTATGATAAACCTCAAAAACCTAATCGATTTTTTACCATTCGAATATAAGGACCAAGATACTTATAAGGTAAATGGTAAGGGCATTCTGGAGAGGTTTCTAGAAATTTGTGGAGAGCATTTTGAAGATTATATTACTAAGGACATTGATAACATTCTGGATATTATTGATATAGATAAAACTCCAGACATGTATCTCAACTTTCTTTGGCAATTCCTCGGAGAAATGCCCTTCGCTTATGGGAACACAATAGATGCCCAGAAGTGGTCAGAGTACTTTAATGGTTTCTACTCAGACAGTAAACTCCAGGAATTATCAAAGCTTTGGATAATACCCAAGGAGGGACCTTTTACCTTAACCAGTACTCAAGTAAGAAACATTCTAAGATACTCGGTATCTCTATTCAAGATACGAGGTACTTCTGAGTTCTTCGAAATAATGATGAGGCTATATGGGTTAACCTGTACAGTCTCAGACCCTGCTAAGGCAGATTCTTACGATGGTTGGATAAAAGGCCATCCTTACTTCGACCAATACTTCTTGTACGACGACAAGTATTCCTATGATAATACATTTGATTGTTCTCAATGTATACCGGTAACCTTTAGTCTTACAGGTCATGGGTATACTTCGAATTCGGAGGCATTCAAGAGATTTAGGGAAGCAGTAGAAAGTTTCTTCCGAAGATTCATACCTTACCACGTATCCTTCAATATCCAATATGGATTTACGGTAAACGATGGGTATGCAATCAAAGCAGAATTGGTAAACCCAGACCAACCAAATCTGATAACTTCTGAAGTATACGAAGTACCAGTTAGGGTAATGGTAACTGCTGATTGGCCTAATGCAGATTTAAGATTTCAGATATCAAGTGATAAGATAAACTGGGGATACACAAAACATCCAAGTGATTCCATATTTAATATACCAAGGGCTGGTACTTATTATTTCAGAAGTGTTGGGGATAACTCTAAGATAACCCAAATCACAGTAGGTCAAGAATCCTATAATAGGGTATATTCAATTACCTGTGACCCAGTTACTGCAGAGATAACTCCATCAAAGCTAAGTGTATATACGGTAGTAAGGGCTAACGTATCTTATAAGGGACAAATCAAAACTTGTAATGTTCGACTGTCAGGGACTGACCAAGTAAAGGTATCAGGAGCAACTTGGGAATTTAAAGAACCAGGTACTTATTACTTTGAGATTGTAGAGTTCCCAGTAAAGCAAACTTCCTTTGTAGTAACCAGACAAGAGATTACTTATAAGGTAAGATGTACTCCCTCTGAGTTTCGAGTTGGGGATAAACAAAGTATACGGGATGCAACTACTACCCTAACCATCGAATCCAATTACCCAGAATCATTTACCGGGGACTTATACTGTAGGTTGGTAGGTGACACTAAGTTATTTAAGAATGGTGATAAGTTTACTGCCAGCAGTTATGGTACCTATAAGTTTAGGTGTACTCTTGATAAAAGAGAAACTGAAGAAGGTGTAGGTATCTTCGAAGTAACTTCTGGTAAGACTGCAATCTATCGAGTTAGTATTAACCCACCATCCTCTACTTTGTTCAATGGCTCAGCCAAGACCGCAGTAAGTATTCAACGTATCTCAGGTAATGGAGATGATTATAGAGTAAGAGTGATAGAGACTGGGGAAGTATTTGATGCTAAGAGTGGTTATGTATATACTACTAATAGGTCAGGAACTTATACTTTCCAATCCGTAGCATACCCCTCTGCAAGGACTATCTGGACTGTAAGCAATTCTCCAACAGTATATCAGAGTAAGTTAAAGATAGTTCCTTCAGATACTACCGATGAACATTGGCAAGAACCCGATTGGACTTTACCTGAAGACCAGATTGATGATACCTATGCAGTATATGCTTTGGTAGATGAGAAGTCTGCTTGTAAGTTCTCACTGGAAGAGATGAAGAATGGGGTAAATGTAAATGGTACTGCTACTTGTGATGAGACTGGGGAAACCTATAACCTGGGTGAAGAGATTACTCTTACCAAGGCAGGTACCTATACCTTTGTAGCTGATGATGGTTCTTCTCTAAGATGCCAAGTAATCCTAGAAGATTATCCAACTATCATTGAGATATCTTGTACTCCAGAGTATGCCGAACTAAAGGGTACTGTTAAACAAGTATCTACCCTAATCAAGTGTACTTCGAATAAACCAGATTTCGATAGTAGAATTAGGGAAGTAGGTAAGGTTAATACCTACGATGCTGGTGGACAAGGCTATGAATTCATCACTGCTCAAGCAGGAGAATATATCTTTGAATCAGTTGCAGATACTTCTAAGAGAACTAAGTTCACAGTAGTAGATGCAGATCTCTTAAGTGTTAGTCCTCAAAAGTTGGAATGGGATTTCGATGACCTATCGGAAAAGACTTTCACCATTACAACCTACAGTAATCAATCTTGGCAAATAGTAGAACAATGATAAACACAATCGATAGAATCACTGAGACCACAACTCAGTCTTTATTCAAGATATTTACTGTGGGCATATTGGGAGAATGTACTCAAATCCTCCATGACCTGAGATGGATGATAGTATTAGCAATAATACTAATTCTATCCGACTTATGGTTTGGTATATCTGCGAGTAGAGTTCAAGGTATAGAAATTCGAAAATCTAGGGCTGGAAGAAGAACTCTAAATAAAGTAGTAGATTATATCTGCTATGTTTTATTGGGAGCTGTACTTGGTAAGGCTATAGGTGAACCTTATGGGATGGACCCAATCGTAGTATCCATAACTGTAATGGTGTTATGCTATTGCTTCGAAGTAGATAGTATATATGGGCATATCTGCGAAATACATGGTATCAAAAAGAAGTACAGTATATGGAAGATTCTCTTTAAATTGTTAACCTTCAAGTTCAAGGACTTGGGTGAAGCATTTAAGGATATGGCAGAACAAAAGAATAACTTTAAAAATAACAATAATGAAGACGTACTTTAAGTATGAAGGTATCATTAAATCAAAGGAAGCAGCAGAGGCAATTGCTGCTCCCTCTGGTTTAGGGCCATTCTGTGGTTTCGGCTCAGCCACCATAAATGGTAGTAGGTTAACGGTATCTCCTCAAGGAGTATCTGGGAGTAAGTATGCTAATGTAATCAAGGACCGTATCATGGCAAGGTACATGGCAAAGGCTTCAGAAGATGGAGAATTACCCGATGTAAACTTTGGTTGTATCTCAAGAGATGGATATGTATTTATCTCTGATGAGCAAACTCTTACTGTCGAAAATATTCAAGGTACTCAAGGCTCAACCGAAGAGGTATTACTCTTTGCAGTACATACTACTATCTCAGAACCAGTAGATAACCTAGTAGACTTCGTAGCCTATTGGAATGAATCCTCAGAAAGCTTCTATGATTTATTCAAGAAGGCTAACGATATCTATTACCCGATTGCCGAGGCAAATCGTACTCCGAGTATACTCAATAGTGATGTATATTCCGATTATAATATGACCTATAGCAATCTTCTAGAGATGGTAGAGAGTGCTTGCCCTTATTACTCTAATAATAAGAATTCGGTTGTTCTTATCGGTATCTATGGTAAGGGTACAGATGCAATGACAAAACGAAATGAGAACTTTGCAATCGTACCCTACCAAGGTAAATTCCAAGAGATACCTTTTACTACTGCAACCTATAGTTCATTCAAAGAATCTATAAAGAGAACCGAAGAAATGAATACTGGGTTCCCAGTAGTAAATGAAGCAGGCAATTCATTGAACATCAAACAATACATTGATGCTCAACTTGAGGCAATCAGAAAAGAATTTGCCGAGTCTCTGAGTACTGATAATCTCCCAATCGGTTCTATTATCCTCTGGGAAACTGATGTAATCCCAGAAGGATGGGCAGAATACACCAGGGCTTCTGGTAGAATAGTTATTGGTTACCAAGCAGGAGGTATTCAGATTGGTGATGAAATTATGTTACAGAATGTGGGTGATTACTATACACCTACTCAAGGTAATTTTCTTATCCAGATTAAGGGGGATGATTTGCCTAAACATAGACATGCTCTTGGTGTATCTAAAGGTAAGCAGGATGATGCTAACAACTGGGAGAACGTTCGTCCTCAGTCCTTCTTTAATAGAGAGACAGGTTTGAATGGTGACTTTGGTAGAGGAACTCCAACTAAGGGAATCCAAGATGGTGCTATTGTAGTGAGCTGGAATTTGCTTGGTGAAAGTTTCTTACAAGAGACTTCGGTAGAGACTTTGAATATCGAAAAATTACCACCGACTATTACATTACGATATATCCAAAAGATATCATCATAAGTAACTTCATTCCACTTCATAATATAGATTGAATTAGTTATTAGTATTAGGACACTTTACAAATCGTGTTTGCATAGTTGATTTTGAAAATCTGTTGGGAAAGGGACGTTGGGAAACGCCCCTTTTCTTTTGTGTTAATACTTAAGTTCTTCCTTAGCTCTATCTTCCCAGTATTGGATATCTTGTCTAAGTTCTGAGATATATCTCATGGAATCATTAGTCTTAGGCATTTCAAAAAACTCTATAAGCATTATGTTGGTAATTCGAGTACTATCCCCAAGTCTCTCTTTAATAAAAGGAGGAGGAGTTAGTAATACCTCAAATAAGAGATAGGCATCGGGAGAAAGTTTATCCTTCATATATTTATACATCATATCAAGCATTTCGGATTTAGCTTTCTCTTGTTCACTATCATCCTCTAACTCTTTATCATTATCGAATAAATCATCAAGCTTAAAGAGACTTTGATTATACTCTGCTTGTTCTCCGTATGCCGAACGAAGCAATTTATTTTTGAATGTACTAAGTGATGCAAGGATTCTTGCTTTAAGATGTTCTTCAGTACATTCACCATAGTATTTGTTGAAAACAAATAGCATCTTATCCCAGAAATAAGATTGAATGATATCAGGTGTAAGGTTAAACCTTTTATAATCAATCTGTCGGGTAAGATTTCTGATTACTGGCTTACAGACTTTATAAAGTCTGTTGAATGTAGCTTCATCATATTCCTGCATAGGTTTTAATCTATGAAGCTCTGAGCCATTATTTCCTTTACTTTTTCCCATGTTCTTTTAAATATTTATATGCAAATATAATCATTTTTATTTATATAAAATAATAATATTAAATATACTTGAGCTTAAGGTAGTGGATTAGTATGTTTCTAGATAGTTGTCAACATGCTCAGAACTATCTCGGTACTATCAAAATCTATTAGTTTATAAATATTGCAATATAGATATGAAAAAGTTTAAAGACTCAGTTAAATTTAGTTTTACTCCGGACTTCCAGTTAGAGATACTCCGGTTCATTCTAAGGGATAAAGAAGGTGGTTTAGTCCTGCGTCGGGTTAAATCAAGTTATCTGGTTCTCATAGAACATGCTCTTATATTCGAGGGCATATCAAAGTATTTTAAAAAGCAAGGCAAGATGCCTTCAGAAAATATTCTGAAGCAGGTTATAAAAGAATTGCTAGAATCAAAGGCATACGTCGATTTAGTAACTAAGGATGACTTGCCAAGTATTCAAAAATTGATAAGCAATTTGTATCATATTCCCTTATCTGATTCGGAATATATCAAGGAAAGGATATATCAGTTCTCTACTTACGTTGAAATGAAGAACCTAAATGATTCCTTCGACTTGGATAACTTCGAACAATATGAAGAATATTCAAGGAAGATTGAGAAGGTACTTCAGAAAAGTAAACCTAAGAAAGAGGATGAACCCTTATATATGATACGAGATGTTACAGAAAGACAGTTTAAAAGACAATCTGAACCATCCGTAATACCTTGCCCATATAGGCAATTGAATGACCTTACCAATGCAGGAGGTTACCCAGAACATTCTGTAAATGTGATATTGGATAAACCTAAAGCAAAGAAGACATTTTTCATGGTAAACCTTGCAAGAGGTTATCTCAGAATGAAGAAGTCAGTATTATACATAGATACAGAAAATGGTCAGGACCAAATCATGGACCGTTTCATTCAATCAAGTATTAATAAAACCAAGAAAGAATTATACTCAGGTGAATATGATAAACTCGAGGCAAAGCATTTAAGAAAGCTTGCAAGGTTCGGAGTTGAATTGGTAGTTGAAAGGGTTCCTGCAATGATTACCGATGTCACATATATCAGGGAAAAGATAATTCAATTGCGTAACCAGGGTATAGATATAAGGGTACTAATGGTTGACTACGCAGGTAAACTTGCATCAATATCTAGAGACAGAGAAGATTTCGAAAGAATATCCAATGTATATGTAGACCTGCAAAACTTAGCAGAAGAATTACACTTGGATATTATATGGACTGCTCACCATATTACTCGTGAAGGTAAAAAACATAGACTTACTCGATATGATGAGAATGATATCTCTGGGTCAATTGCTATTGTACGTAATGCCCAAGTTATCATGGGTCTTAATTCTACCGAGCAAGAAGAGAAGGATAATATTCTTCGAGCCGAGATAGTAGTACAGAGAGATGGTCTTCCTTTCGGTAGAGCATTATTCAAATGTGATGTTGAAAGGCAAAGATGTACAGAGTTTACCAAGGAACAACGTAAACAATATGACGAAGTATATGGTAGTAAGTTGGATGAGCAATTTAAGAAGAAAGATAACCCGGATGCCGATAGTAAGAAAAGGGAAAGAACTACTGGTGACATTTAGATGTAAGTTGGGTTATCATGAATGGGTTGCTGTACATTCTTATGAATATAGGCAACGTCCTCGTAGAGCAATCTTCTCTCATAAGGGAGGTAGAAAGAAAGCTCAGTATTATACCAAAAGAAAAACCGAATATTATTGTAATAACTGTGGGAAGAAGAAAAGATGAAAATAACAAATCAGTTTAAGTCTAAGCTCCGTACTTATTTTGTTAAAAGACTTGGAGCTTACGATTATAGACATGGCTGGATGAGGGTCCCTACTTGCCCATACTGCGGTAGGGAACATAAGTTAGGTGTAAACCTTTCGATGTATCGAACCAATTGCTTTAGGTGTAATGCTCACCCATCACCCTCTCAACTGGTAATGGATATCGAGGGATTTACAGAATACCATGAACTACTTAATTTTTTGAACAATGGACAATTTGATGAACTTACATTCAAGGAAGAGAAAATCGAACTTGCCGAAGGAAAACCAATCTATTTACCTGAGGGGTTTCGAAATATCTCAATGGGAAAAAGCCAACTTGCGAAAAGCATCAGAGGCTATGTTAAAAAGCGTGGATTCGATATCGGCAGCTTTTCGAGATATGGCATTGGCTATGGCACAACTCAACCATTCTATGGATATCTCATTATCCCGTTCTATTATAAAGGACAACTTAAATACTACAATGCCCGTAACGTCATTGGTAAGGGACCACGATATAACAACCCTGACAAAGATATCACGGGTCTTGGAAAGCAATTCATCATATTTAATCATGACGCATTGGAGATGTATAGGTCGGTATTCATATGCGAGGGAGCACTTAATGCTCTCACAATGGGGGATAGAGGCATTGCCACAATGGGTAAAGCTATTAGTGCCTACCAAGTCAATGAGTTACTTAAATCCCAATGCGAAAGATTTATTATACTGTTGGACCCAGATGCCAAGCAATATGCCATCAACTTGGGTCTCAAGCTTATTAACTACAAAAAAGTCAAGGTGGTGTTTTTACCAGACGGTAAAGATGTAAACGACTTGGGTAAGAAAGAAACTCTAAAGTTGATTTATAATACCAGGTACCAAAGTTATCAAGAACTTGTGAAACTCAGAAACTCATTGGATTAGGGAGTTCCTATTATATTATATAAATATATAAGAATATGAAAGGATTTATAAAACTTTGGCTTCATAATGCCAGTAGAATTGTATTAGTAGTATTGGCAATTATCGTAATAGCAATTATCGTAATATTTGTAGTTATATGGTGGTTAGATGGTTATGGAACCTTAGGTTATATTGGTATAGGTATCTGGTCACTATTCTGTATAATCAGCTTGTTAACTTTAATAGAATATAAGAAGAAATGAGGGAACCAAGCATTCACATTACAAAGTCTCAATTCGAGGAAATACTAAATACCTTAGAGGTAAATAACTTCCCAGTTGAGGCTTTTTTTGTTATTGCACGTAAAGAGGCAATAAATCATAGAGCAGTTTTAGTTTCTAACAATAAGAATACTAAGCGAGTTAAGAACATATTACTAGCATCTAAAGGAGATGCTGCCCTTGTTGCTGATATTTTATATGCAACTCGTATAAAGTTAAAGCATAGGGGAGTTCGTAAAATAAACGAAAGTAATTCTCGAGAATGGGCAAATTGTAAAAAGCTTGCAGAGATATGTAATACCTTCTGTGAAGATTTTAAATTTGATACCCGAGAAGGATTTATCAAATACATAGAGATTGGGTTAAAGAGAATGACCGATTATCGGAACCTAATGCAGAGGTTAATATCCATGCAGGACAACATTACCAATCAAGTAAGTGCTGAAATGGAATTAGCCGAAGACAATGACCCAGGTTATACTAAGGATATTCATGATTACTTTATTAAGAAGATAGCTAATGCTACTGGTATTTATGAATCCTATGAAAACCAACCAGAGAAGTATGTACACTTCATGAGGTTAGGTAAACTTATGGGAGAAAGAGATTGGAACTCTATTTGGTTCATCGATGCTCAATTTGAATCCCTTGCATGGTGCAATGGGTTACCTGAACCCAGTCAGATGTATAATGAGAAAGCAATAGAAAGATACAACAAGTATTTATATAAGAATAAAAATAAACAATCACTTGAAGCAGAACCTGAAGTAGAGGGTTCTCTTTGGGAAAGTATTAATGGTAGATGAAGAAGTATGATAACATTCCAGGCTTTCCAGGTTATTACATAAGTAAGAGAGGGCACCTTTG